ATGGGTGGCAGAGGTAGTTACAAGCGAGGTGTATTCTGGTAATGTTAATAACGGGCGTGCATATACGAATGTAGTTTCTGTATATGACCGTATAAAGCTCGATTTTTATCACCGATTAAATAACGAATAATATGAAGAAAATTTTGGAAAGAATCAAAGGGTTGTTATTGTCTATTCCCTACGACAAGCTGCTGCATTTTATCGCAGGAGGTGTCATCGCCTCTTTCTTCGCCATCGTAATAGGTGCGACGGCGGAATATTGTGTGCTGTTCTCTGCCATAGCGGGCTGTATCAAGGAGGCTGTCGACGAGTGGAGGAAGCCGGGGGCTTGGTCGTATGCCGACTTGCTGACGACCATTTTGGGCGGGTTTCCCATACAGCTGTTTGTATGGATTGCGTGAAAGATTGAATGATTTATAACCCGGCGACGGGAAAGCGTTCTTTGACTTCTTGGAATCACCGTTTGATTTATCGTAAAAAAGTATAAGAATTGGTTGCATGTTACGATATTTTTTGTTACTTTGCAACAAGATGATAAGCGATACCTATAAATACGATAGCGTTACGGTTGCAAACTATATCATTGCGTTTGCTAACCAGAATAAGTTTTTCATTAACATGACTAAGCTTCAAAAGTTGTTGTATATAGCTTATGGAGTATATCTTTACGTAAAGAACGAACGCTTGACAAACGAGCACCCTCAGGCTTGGCCGTATGGTCCGGTTTTCCCGACCACTCGAAATAAATTGATAAAAAAGGATTTTTCAGAAATTTCCCTTTCTGATGAAAACCTTGAAAAAATAGCCCGTGATTCCGAAATGGAATCTCTGATGAAACTGGTCTTTGGCAGCTATGGTTCTAAAACTGCCGCCTATCTGACGGAATGGTCTCACAAGCCCGGTTCTCCGTGGGATAGGACCGTTAAGCAGCCTTCATTCAGCTGGGGGGATAGAATCCCGGATAGTTATATCCAAGAGTATTTTAAGACACTAATTTCTCCCAAAGCATGACTAAACAGAAAGATTCTTTTAGCGGCTTGGATTTACGTAGTGAGAATGGTGTCCATATTTCTCCCGACTCAAATTTGGGCGATATAGACGACAAGAATTTATCCGAACAAATACGGGAGCGATATTCACAAGATACACAATTTCGTAAACATTTGGCCAGATGGGTCATGTGGATTATCCCCATATGGTTATTCATAGTAATTGCCATTCTTGTATTTTGCGGGATCGGATTATTTTCATTGGGACCGGAAATATTGATAGCTCTACTGGCTACGACAACTATCAATGTATTAGGTTTAGCCAATATCGTATTAAAGGGTATTTTCCCGAACCGAAAAAAATAAACATTGTTCACATGGATACAAAAGGTTCATTCCCCTATGTCCAGAACTCGTCCGATACGGATTCTCAACCTCCGATACCGGCTGATTATTCTCCAAAATTCGATGAAAGTTATTTAAATTCTTTAATCGAAAAGGCTTACCCTCGTCTAAAAGATGTCGACCCTGTACAATGGCTCGATGAATTGAGGAGAGAGGATTGATAATGCCTTCGGCCTACGTTTGTCCCATTTTCAATAACGGATAAGCCTAACCCTAAGGCTACTCTCTCATACATTCGTTACAAGCGGTGATTCTAAAAAAGTCACCGCTTTTTTTGTCGCCAAAAATGAAGAAAGACATGAATAAGAATGTACAGGATTTTGTCATCGAGACGATTCAATCGATTGCCTCGAAAATACCGGGAATAAGTATCAGGTATGCCTACGACATACAGACCAACTTCCATATCGTGGAGGTCTCTCCTGAAAGCATAAGAAGAGGCCGTGAAGAATACATGGAAATGGAGTATCTGTTATGGAAAGAATTTCAAGAAAAATTTCCGGAAGAGGATTTGCTCGTATCTGAGCCGGACAGAATTAACAACATGGAAAACTTAATCTTCGAGATATGAAATACTTCACGATGAAAGAACTCACAAAGAGTTCAACGGCCGATAAACTGGGTATAGACAATACCCCTACTCCCGAAGCGTCGGCCCAGTTGTCGAACCTTGTCACCCATGTTTTAGACCCTTTGCGGGAGATGTACGGAAAGCCGATAACCGTCAATTCGGGCTATCGTTGTCCCAAACTCAATGCCGCCGTGGGTGGTGCGAAAAACAGCCAGCACATGGGGGGTAATGCGGCGGACATCACGGGAGGAAGCAGAGAGGAGAACAAGAAACTGTTCGAGCTTATACGGGATAACCTTCCCTTCGACCAGCTTTTGAATGAGAGCGATTACAGCTGGGTGCATGTATCTTATGTGTCTACATCGAAGAACCGGAAACAAATACTGAGCCTATGAGACACATCGTATTCCTATTGTTGTTTTTGGCTGGCTTGGCTGCAACGAGTTGTACCAGACATGTGTATGTTCCGGTGGAGACGACAAAGAGTGACACGGTGTATCTGAATCGGGTGCAGCTCGATTCCATATACATGCGGGACAGTGTTTTCATCGAGAAATCGGGAGACACGATACGTGAGTTCCAATACAAGTACATATACAGGTTCAAGGACAGAATCGATACGCTGTATATATCCAAGACGGACAGCATACAAGTACCCTACCCCGTCGAGGTAGTAAAGTACAAGACTCCCCGATGGTGCTGGTGGGCACTCGGTGGCATTGTCTTGCTGCTTGTCCCTTACATCGTGAAATGGATAACAAAATTGAAAGGACTGGGTTTCTTGATATAATTTGATTTACGACTCTTTCGGGGCTTCGGAGTATAAAGAGGAAAGCCTCAATCTCTTGCTGCTCTTCCAAAACTAACAAGAGACAACATCACGGGGAATGTTACGAGGCTTTCACAGCCTTTAAACAGGAACGTGATGTTTTTTATTGTGTCAACAATCTATAATTTAACAAATATTTAAAAAGGCAAGAGATATGAAAACCAATGAAATCTTTGAACACGTCTTGCAAATCGTTTGCGAGGAATGTGAGCTGTGTTACGGCGAATTGATCAACGGGGCGAACAAAAATGCGGTCGACGCACGTTGCCTGCTCATCTGTGCGTTGGTATCGCTCGGCTTCTCCGAGGAGAACACCGCCGCTTATCTTTCCATGACCCGACAGGGAGTGAACAAATTGAAAAACAGCCTGAAACAGCGGTGTTCGGGAAGTTTTATTCTGACAACGACAAATCAACGGGTCAGCAACAGGATAGCCACCGAAATCCGAGGATAGCAACGGCAATAGCCATACGTTTGTATGCGGCCGATATTGGCCGTAACCATCAATTATATCTATATGGAAAGAACGTATGTTTTCAATCAAGAGCCCAATGGTGGCGGAAGCAAGTTCGACATCATGGCTTTATTGCCCAACCTGATGGGCGGTAAAGGGGTCGATCCCGGACTCTTGGCCCTTCTCAATCAGGGAAGGAACAATCAGGACGCTTGGGGCGGAGGCATGTGGTGGATTTGGATTATCCTGCTGTGGTTCTGCTGGGGCGGTAACGGATTCGGAGGTTTTGGCAACCGGGGCGGGCTTCCTGCCGAGTTGAACGGCGATGTCGGACGTGAATACCTGATGTCAGCCATTCAAGGGAACGGTAATGCCATCAACCAACTCGCCTCGTCCTTTAATTGCTCTACCCAACAGTTACAATCCGCCTTGTGCAACATTCAGGGCTTGATTCAAGGTGTCGGCAACCAAGTGGGCATGTCCGCACAACAGATCATCAACAGCATTCAATCGGGTAGTTGTACGCTGGCGACCCAAATCGCAGATTGTTGCTGCAAGACGCAAAACGCAATCGAGAGACAGGGATATGAAACCCGTATCGCCACCTCGGAACAAACCCACTCCCTCGTGGACAGCGGCAATGAGAACACTCGTGCCATTTTGGCGAAGCTTGATTCTATCCAAACTCAGGCTTTACAGGACAAGATCACCGCTTTGACGGCAGAGAAGGCTACTTTGGCGGCTGAAATCTCCCAACGGAACCAGAATGCGACCATTCTCAATGCGGTAGGGCAACAGATTGCTCCCCTCGCTGCCGGTTTGCAGGCTCTCCAAAGCGATGTGGACGGCATCAAATGTAAATTGCCCAATACCGTTCCCGTGGTATATCCGAACATTCAGGCTGTAAACACGGACTTGTACCGGGCTGCCGCTTATGGTGCTTATGCGGGCGATGTCGCATACGGGCGCAGCGGTTACGGTTGTGGCTGCAACAATTATTGGGGTTAATCCGGTAAAGAAGAAAGGAGGTATATATGTGGCCTAACTTTTTTACAGGGTTTCCCTTTCCGTTCCCGACGCTGGGCAGGGTGAATTTGAACACGCTGCCTACGGTGGCGGTGACGGTCGGCACGGAGAACGTGACTTTGGAACTTCCCGACCATGCGTTCCGTAACAGGGACTATGTGGGAGGATTCTATATCAATCTCCGTCAGGCGATACCCGCCGGAACGACCGCAACGCTTCCCATTCTCATCGGGACGAACGGGGACACGAGACCTCTGATGGCTTACAACAACGAGCCGGTCACGGTCGGGAATATAGCCGGTACGGGGATCTATGAAATCCATTACAACAAGTACACCAACGAAGTGTTCCTTGTCAACGGTGGGTACAGGCCTACTACGGCGACTGCGGCAACCAACGTCGCTGCCAAAAGCAAATAATTAACACGGGGCTGCCTTTTACCGGGCAGTCCCATTAAATCAAAAAACTATGTTTCAGAATCTTCGAGCAAACAACCAGTTATTTATCCTTCATAAGGACGAAAATCCCTTAGTGGATATAGGCTCCGTCGTCAGCGTTTCGGCTGCGAAGCCCAAATACCCCATGCCGACACCTATCGGGCAACTGCCCCAGATGGAAATGGTGGTGGACGTGGTGGTCTGCGTGAACGGGCAGAATACGACGTTCCAGAACTTGCCGGCAGGGGCGGACATCGCCGACTTCGGGCAAAACGGCAACATCGTCATATCTTGTTCCAGAGAGGCCATGAACTCGGAAGTGTCGGCTATCCGGCAGAAGAGCTTGGACGAACTGAACCGGCGGAATTACCACGAGAACGTGATTGCCGGGTGCGATAAGATATTGACAATTTTGAATCCCGAATTTGCGGAGAAGCAAAGGCAGGAGCAGGAGATTGCCACCCTCAAAGGGCAGATGTCCGAAATGAGCAGGAGCATGGCCGACCTCATGGCCATGAACAAAAAACTGATGGAACAGCTCGGTGCTTCTGAAACTTCTAAAAACAAAAAGTAATATGGGAATGTGGTCAATATTAGAAGAAGGCCGTGGATATGAAGGATTCAATGAACGCGGCGGTAGAGAGCTCGAAATGGCCTACAAGGAAGGTTGCGAGCACGGCTACAAGAAAGGCTATGAAGCTGCCATGCGGGAAATGCAGGGCGGCGATATGGGCTTCCGTGGCAATAATGGCGGCAGTTACGGCGGCGGGAATTATGGCGGAGGTTCTTCCGGTGGAATGAACAACCGTTATGCTCCCTATCCTCCTTCGTACTATGACGAAATGGGGGAACGCAGGCGCAGACGGGCCAACGGCGAGTTCTATTAATCGGGAGGGGAGAAATCCCCTCTCTTTTCAAAAACATAAAAAAGCAGTGTTATGAACCAACGATTAGACATTTATGATATTTTCCCCTCCGGCATGACGGAGTACCTTTCCCGATACGGCTGGCACTTCTCCAAGAACATGTGCGAGTGGGCGGTTTCCAGAATGAAGGCCGAAAACAAGGCCACCGGAAAGAAAGAGGAGATAAAAGCCCTTTCCAAAGAAGATGTGGAGGTCATCTTGACACAGGCGGGCGTGAAGCTGGAAAAGGCCAAAGGGTACGACCATGTATTTGTCGCCAATATGGGTAAGGCCGACTATCTGGAATCATCGATTCCCGACGATACCCATTTGGCATTGTTCGTAAAAGACTATATCGACGACCCTGACGGTTACGACGGGTTGCCCTTTACACGTTTCTATGCTGACTGTATAGGTTCGTGTACTCCGATCATGTGGGAAGATATGTTATAAAACATGATTGTTCAGGATTTCTACATAGCGAAATACGACTGGCACGTAAGGGTTTTTTACGCCGTTACCACCTACTGGACAAACACCATACTCCGGGAGCTGGAACGGATCGGTTGTACGGGGAGTAATCTGGAAAATGCTTTCAGAAGTTTGTCGTCCGGTAACTTGAATACAGGACTTACCTATTCCAATTTCGAGCATCGACGGACGGTGATGGTAATTGCCATGACGACGAGTCCCGAACAGTTCCAAAACTCTTGGGACCATGAAAAGGGGCATTTGTGCAGGCATATATCCCGGACGTTCGGCATTGACCCTTACGGGGAGGAAGAACAGTACCTTCGGGGATATATCGGGCAGAAGATGTTCCCCGTGGCGAAGAAGTTCCTATGTGAGTGTTGCAGAAATAAATTAATTCGGGAAATACATGGAGATAGCTAAAATCATACAAGCCATCTGTTCCGGCAAGTCGAGGAAGGAGGTTTATAACCTGCTTTCGCCGGAAGAGAAGGATACCTTGAATCGGTTTGCCGATAACGGTCTTTTGAACAGGAGAATGAGGCGAAAATTTCAAAGGAATATTCGGAAATGCAAATGATGAACAGGGAAATGCCGGGGTGGGAAGCTCCGGCATTCGTGTTTAATTCTATTCCATTCATTTTTGTGGAAAATTTTCCACATCATTCGTGTTTTGTTAAATATTGATAAATCATAAAATATTTATACTATAATATTTTGTATATACAATAAAATGGAGTATCTTTACCATGTAATCAAAAACAAACAGTAACCAATTAACATAGAGTCATGTTACAGAAAGGTACAGAACAATACAAAGAAGCTCAGGAATTATCCAACAGACTTCAACAGATTGCTAGCTATGAAAGATGGAATAATAACAATTCGTATGAGTTGCATTTCAACCCGTTCTATCAGTTTTTATCACGAATAATAAACCTGAATGTTTTTGCCTCCAACGTTGCAAAGACTATCGATGAAAAATGCACCTATCCGAGTTTCAAGATTGCCAACATGTCGAGTAAGCAAGCATGGATACTTGCCTGTGCGGCGATCGAGAATAACATAAATCTTGAAGATTGTTATACCCCTGTATGGGCTAGATGATTATAAATAAAATTACTTATATATGGAAACAAAAAGAACAATGGTATTATCATTTCATGTTTGCCGAGGAGGCAGATTCTTTAACCCCGGCCACGTTGAATTTGTTGGAGAAAAAACATTCTCAGATGTGTGTAGCATGTTGTCAGATCGCTTGTTCACGAAAAACAGGGACGAGCATGGGAGGTTCTGCAAGCCCTATATTGCAGACGAAGTGGGCACTGTCGTTAGTGAGGACGACGAGAACGGAAGAACCGGAGAGATAGACTTCGATGGTGATTATGACAGATATTATACTATCGAGATAGAGGATATAGACGACCTCAGCGACTCGGAATTGGAAGCCATAAGGGAGTATAAAGGGTATATAAGCGAAGATCTTGAACGGCTTATTAAAGTCAGTGACGACGAGGAAAACGAGGAGGACGAAGAATGAAAAGGGAATTTCCGCTATTCATTGTAGACCATAACCGGGCGCACAAATTCGGAGAAGTGGACTTCATATACTGTTCGGACATAGACAATGGCTTTATCGCCAAAGTCGAGTATATAGAAGGCATTGTCGAGGAAGTCGGAGAGGATTACCGTATAGAGCCCGGATTGTCAGGGTCGAATCTCTCCGCAAAGATCAGCATTAAGCGTATTACAGGTAAAAATCCTGATAAGACTAAAATACGGGGCCTTTTAAAACAGGCTATGAAGTATTATACATCGCTATCGACATTCTCGGCAGACATCGGAAATATTACGGTTCGACAAATGGTGTTATTCATTGATACGCTGATTTTAGACGGTCGTAAGAATGCAATTGCAGCCGGAAGCGATTATAATTATAGGAATACGGTATTAACATCTATCGCATTTTTAGAGGCGATAAAGAAGGAATTAATAGGAGTATGACAATAGAAGATTTATCGAAACAAGTGCGTAAGATTCGCGAAGAAAAGGGATTGACCCAATATAATATCTGGAAACAGGGTATGAACTTTGGGACCGTCATTGCCATTGAAAGTGGGAAGAATGTCAACTTGAAAA